AAAACCAAACGCTTGATGATAAGCGAAAAGCACTCGGTGATGAAAAATCAAATTTGTTGAAAGATTTTGTCTCTAAAAACTTTGGTGAGTTTTCAGATCAGTTTAAATCTAACATATTTAATCAACTTATTCGGGATGAGGGCGCAACAAATAACGCATTGAAGGCAAGAGAAAAGCAGTTAAACTCACAAGCGCCAGGTATTAACAGCATTGGTGCGATTGGTGGTGGATTAGAAGAAGCAAAACGAACACGTGAAGATCTATTCAAAAAAGCAAATGCAAACCCAAGCGACATGGTAGCTAGAAATGCCTACATTAAATCTTGCGAAGTTATCGCGGAATCTAAGCGGGCTAATAGAAAAGACTAAAGATCGGTGTTATAATTCTACACGAAAGGTTACTTCCTTTTCCTTTCATTTTCGTTCTCCTGCGAAAAGGGAGACAGTGGTTTAATTGGCAACTTTCTAGCTTCTTACACTAGAATGTCGGTTCAAGTCCGGCCTGTCTCCCAACTTTAATTTCTACAATTTTTCCTACACATGTCATGCCTCTTGTCATACTTGTCATGCCTCTTGTCATACTTGTCATGCCTCTTGTCATACTTGTCATGGAAAGTTAGGAAGATTTTCAGTACCACATCAAATTAGCCTGAAAAAAAGAATCTAATTTGACGTAAGCACGGGATAACGGAACACTTCACCAATAACGGAACACTTTTCGGAACACTTTTCGGAACACCTTACCAATTTCGGAACACTTTTCGGAACACTTCACCATGCTATTTCGCAGTAAGCGGCTTACTGCAAAGAAAACTCAGCATTTTTTTACCCCTCAATCTTACAATACAAATCATATAACAATAACTGCAAACATTTAAAACATACTGTTGACAAATAAACCATTGTGAAGTATTATTAACCTATCGTTATGAATAGCCCATTAATTTGACAACCTAGACATAAAGATCAAAACATTATCAGCCCTGTAATAGATAACCTGATAGATAGTTAAAAAGAACATTTTTTAATCTATTTATAGAAGGATCTATTATGACCGCACAAATTACACTTGATACAGCTATGGAGCTATTTGACAATAGCGTTACTACTCGATATCAAAACGGACAACGATTTGCACATACCATTGATGAACGTCACGGTACCATGGGCACAACTGTAAACGTTCCTTTATCTGATCAGATCGAAATGTCACAAGGGAATTTCGTTCCCAATGATATTCCCGTTACGGCAGTTGATGAAGAAAACATTACTATTAATACTAATGACTACCGAGTCAAAACAGTTATTGGCGGTGGACAAAATACATTGTTCAACTACGATAAAATTACAACTCATGCTAAGTTACATGCTCAAGCAGCAGCTCGTTTAGTGGATTACATTAGAATCAATGCAATTTTCAACAGTCCATTGCTTGGATCTATTTATACAGTTCCTGCTAGTGTTGGTGTCAATACTGGTATTAACCAAAAGAAAATGTCTGATGGTATGTCGGAGCTTGAAAATAACTCAGTTGATACGGAAGATTATGCAATCTCTATGTGGTCATCTGCAACGCAAAAGAAAGCGATGCAAGCTGACGATAGGATTGTAAATTTCTTCTACAATGATACAAAGCCATTAACAGACAACAGAATCAAAACATATTTGGACATTGATTGTCGTTTTGTTGGTAAAGTTGGTATTAACCGTATCCCAAGCACGGGTGTCGGTCCTGAGACTTTCTTAATCCCATTGGTTCATCGTGATTCTATTGTACAAAGTTTTAACCGTGACATTCAAACATCGATTACTTGGGTACCTCAAGAAGATCGCTGGGAATTGTTAACTGTAATTACAACTGGCGCACAAATCATACAAACAAATGGTATTGTATTATTAACAGCTGAAAACCCATTCACTTAAGGAGTATTAAAAAATGTCTAATTTCGATAGTTTTCATCAGACTAGTGGCGGCAGAGCTGGCTTAACAGAGCCAGCAATGTTCACTGCTAGCACTGAAGATAGTTTAGTTACGATTACTGCAACTGGTTACATGAATGACAAAGCCCAAGAATTTGGCGTTGATATTGTCAAACGTAATGACTGGATACTAATTAATTATCTTGCAACCGATCTTCCGAGTGCTGTATTAGCAGCATTTAGAGTTGAAAAAGTTGGTAATGACTTTAATTTGGTAGCATTCCCGTAATGATTCTGGGGGGATTCGTCCCCCCAATTTCTTATAAAGTAATAGGTGTAATATGGCGCTTCCTTTTTCGAGACTAGACGTTGTAAATCAAGCTCTAATTGAATTAGGAAGATTGCCGGTAACTAACATAAATGATAGTGAAGATGCGGAATTATTAAATGCAAAACTTAATCTTTTGTTTCCAGTTCTACTACAAGAGACCGTCTGGAATTTTGGAATTCTTTTCAAAGAAGACGATACACCGTTGGCAACAGCTTTATTCCCTGATTTCACATATTCGTACCAACTACCTTCAGATTATGGCAGACTTTTCCAGTTCGGTTCTATTGGCGTTGGTTTTGATCAACCTTTTATCATATCCAATCAAATAATTTCAACAAACCAAAATCCAATATCTTACTATTACATTGTTAACAGTGTTTCAATTACTGCGGTATCAACATTATTTTTTAGAGCACTAGGATTGTTTTTAGCTAGTGACTGTTGTTTGGTGCTTACTGAAAATGAAAAGCTTGAAGCTAATCTAGCAAGAAAGTTTGAGCACTGGCGCGGCAAGGCTGTTAATCTCAATGATATGGAGCGTTATGTAACATCTATGCCATACAATGACTATGACAGATTGGTGCTAATCTAAATGGCAGCTACAACAGTAAGACAAACCATGTTTACGATGGGGCAAGTTGACCCTATAAACTATAAACGTACTGATTACAAAGATTATCTAAAAGCAGCTAAGATACTAAAGAATGCTGAAGTAGGAACAACGGGACTAGCAAAAAAAAGACGTGGTACACGCTTTATTTCAAGTATCACATCATATTTACCAGAACAAAATTCAAAGATATATGAATTTTCTGATAAGGATAATAACTTTTATCTTATTCTATCAGTCAATCTTGCTATGCACATATTTAAAATTGTTGACGATACATTAGTGTTTCAACAATCAGTCGTTACGCCTTACACGTCAAGCGATATAGGCGATCTTGACTATACAGAAGATAATGACTCTATAGTGTTTGCATCAAATAACTTTATACCATCAAGACTTTTCGTTAGTGATTATATAGTGCTTACCTTTGCATTTGAGCCACTTAATATTTTTCCTTTTCCTGCTGTAGACTTTGGTCGTGTTCTATATAGAGCATTGATTGTATCTTTAGCGGGGAACAATGTTACTAATACACTAACTATAACATCAGTGACAGACCCAGGGTTCACAACAGCTTGGATAGGCGGACAAATAACCGGTGGAGGTGATTCCATTGAAGATCCTATTGGTTACGGAATAATAAGTAATGTTGTGCCATGGAATGGTGCAGTAACAGTATTTACTATTGACGTTAAAACACCATTTAGGATTGCTGGAGCATCAACAAAAGGCTCGGAATATAGTATTAGGCAACCAGCATGGAGTAATATTCTCGGCTACCCATCATCGGTAGCTTTTTATCAAAACAGACTATGGTTTGGCAGCACACGGGAATTGCCAGTAACTATTTTTGGTTCTGTCATTGGGCAGCCTATTAATTTTGATGTTGGCACTGCTGGCGAAACTGACGCTATCATTGACAGATTGAGCAAAAGTAATACTGGACGAATCACGTGGATAAATCCAGGTAAGCAACTTGAAATATATTCCGAAAATGAAGAGTATGTTGCGCCTCAAGACACAGGTACAGCCCTAACGCCAGCCTCATTTTATATGAAGCCTCAATCGTCTTACGGCGGTTCTACGCAGTTTAAGCCAATCAACTACATTAATGACAGTTATTTTGTAAATAAAACAGGTAATGCGCTAATAAATTATCGTTTTAACGGTATTGGGCAGACGTACACATCAAGTAACGTATCTGCTGTATCTAGCAAGTTAATTAAGAAACCCAAGAATAGAGCATTGCAGCGCGGTACCGATAATTCGCAAGATAACTTCATTTATATTTTAAATAGTGATGAAACAATAACAACATTTCAGTTTGCCATGCAGCAAGGGTTGGCGGCATTATCAACAGCGGAGTTTGAACAAGATATTGAAGTTATTGACCTTGTTAATATCAATAATGAAATTTATTTTCTTAAGAAATATATTCAAACTGACAGCTATTCAATTGAAAAGTTTATTGAGGATTACAAGATTGATGGATATCTAGATAGCACCATGGATGCAGATGGTCTTATCTTAATTGATCCTATGTATGAAGGCTATACCGTTCAAATTATTTTTGATAACCAGGATTTTGGACAATACGTGGTTGAAGGTGGCCAGGTTATTGCTGACAATGTAAATCGCTTTAGTGGTTCAGTAGTGTATGGCTTTATCTATCCATTTGAAATTGAAACCATGAACATTTTCTATGGTGAAAATAGATCAAACTGGGCAAAACATCTGACACAAATAAACGTTGATTATTTTGAAAGCCTAAACTTTTATATCAATAATAAATTAGTTCCTTATCAAAAATATTCATTGATACAAGCTGGACTCCCACTTGAATTGCAAACAGATACAGCCATTATTTATCCTGCACGCGGATGGGATAGATTTTCTACGGTTAAGATCACTCAAAACTCACCATTCAATTGTGAGATATTGGGAATTAGCTATGAAATTAATGGAAATATTATCTAACATCTTCTCTCGTTGTATAGCATGTTATCATGTAGTATCATAATTATTCAAAATAATATCAATACATGGAGTTATGATATGGGCATGGAAGCCGTAATGATTGGGATTAGTGCTATATCTACTGGTGCTAAGATGGTATCTCAAATGTCGGCTGCTGAAGCCCAGCAAAATGCTATTGAGATGAAACAGAAGCAAGATAGGCTAATCTACACTCAAAAAAGACTAAGCCTAGGGCATGCTGTTGAAAAAACATTACAACATCAACAAGCACAAGCATCGGTTAAGGGCTTGGATATGTCATCGCCAAGCATCAATGCAATGCAAAGACAAACTTTCAATATCGGTTCTGAAGGGTTCCAGAATTTAAAGACTGAAGAAGAAATGGGCATATATAATGCAAATGTGGAAAAGAAGAATGTCCAAGATACTATGTGGGGACAATTATTCGGCGATATTGGCCAGGGCGCATCTTCATTTGCCCAGCTTAAGAGTGCTGGATTTGGGGATTAATAATGGCTGATTTTACACAGTTACAAGAAGATCATTCGATATTATCTGAAACGCCTGTTGCAAGTCGAGCTAAAGGTGCTGAAGCATTGGCTCAAGGGTTTGGTGCTCTTGCAACGGGCGCAATGCAAGGTGCGGTTACGATACAGAAAGAACATAGCCAAGCCATGTTAATGCAATCATCTTCGCAAGCAAATGAAGTTATGACCAATGCACAATTGGATATGATGAAAAATCCAATGCAGGCAAGCTCTATTGCTGAGAAAGCAGATTCTTTATTGCAAGAGTCTGGCAATGTTCCCATGGGTTCACGTGATAGATCAAGATTTAATTATCTTAATACAATTAAACGAGACAAGTTAAGACTACAAGCCGGCACTATTGATGCAAGACAAAATAAGTTGGTTAGTCAAGCCGGTTACATATCATCTAATACATCGCTTGGCGCTGAATATTTAAATTTATTAAATGTTGGCGATCACAAATCATCTGAAATTATCAGAAACAATCTGATGGAAAATGGCAAAAATGCTGTTATGTCTGGCCTTATAACACCAGCAGCTTTTCAAAAAAACATGATGGCACTTGATGCAATGACTGAAAAATCATTGGCTATTCATAATCATGCAGGAAGTGGCGAAGCTACAGCTGCACAATATAATTCTGCTATTAATAATCCGCTTGAAAACCAGGGGTTAAATGCACAGAAGATGGTTCCCAATGCTGGAACACAGGCACTTCATTATGCCCGCATTGAAGCCATGTCAAATGAAGAAGCCGATTATCAAATATACAAAGGCAATGCAAGCGATCCCCGCGTCCAAGCTACATTGATGAATCAAAAAACTAATAAGCTTTATGAGTCATTTTCAAAGATTGATGGCACGTCAGATGCCATGGGGGTTATAAACTCTAATGTTCCGTTTACTCATGTTTCTCAAAAATTGACTGAGTTAAATTCAAACAGTGATTTATCACCGCGTGAAAAAGCAGAATTTCATGTTTTAAATAACTACATTAAAGATTTAAAGCAAGACTTTTGGAAAACGCAAAGCAATACAGCACTTGGATTTGAAGCTACAAATAAATGGATTCAAGATAGTGCGGCAGCGTTAAGTTCTGGAGGTTCGGTAGATGAACAACATGCAGCAGTGCAAGCAGCAGATCAAGCGCACATGGACTCAGGCATAGCCATGGCTGAAACTCAGCATATGAGCCTTGAGTTAACCAATCCTATTCATAAAGACATCGTTAATGATGCAAAAACAAGCTTCAATATGGGTGCTGATCCATCTATGTTAATTGATAAGATGAAATATCTTAAAGGAAATCAGCGTCCTTATCTTGCCAAACAATTTGATAATAAAAAACAAATGGGTGTTGGATTGGCTATAGCAAATGGACTTGATAATAATGGTTCAAGTAAGTTTCAAAGAAATATGATTCTTGCCAATCAATCTGGAATTGATTATCAGTCATTGAATGTTAAAGAAGATGGAACGCCAAAGACTATTGATAGCAATATTAGATTGCTTATTCAGTCTGCAATACCAGATGCGTTATCAAGTCTTTCTGTTCAAAAAAATGGAAAAGATTTAGTCGATGGGACTGTAGAATCTGGCGTTAACTATATTAAGTACATGGCCATAAAGAATAATGATTTTCAATTAAAGCACATCAATGATTATGTAAAAGATTATAAGAATGAGATGGGTAAGTCATATGATATGGCAACAGGTTATAATTATAGATTCAATAGAAGCCAATTAAATCTTCCTAATAGAGAATACGAAACGCTATCCAATGGTGTAATAAATAGTGCAATAAAATATGTAAGATCACATAATAAGGGATGGACAGATGAAGATCAAAAAAAATATATTCATAGATCATCTTTTAATGTTTCATTATCACCTTTTAATAAAGTTATTGTATCAGATCAATCGGGAAATATTATTTTTTCTACCCAATATTCTAGCCAATTATTATCCCATGCTAAACAAGACAAGGAATCATTATCTAGTAGGTTTGAAGTAGTGAATAAACAAGGAAATTTACTTGAAAGAATTGGTGAAACTCTGTCACAACAAAAACACTTTAGTCGTTAATTGAGGTTATTTATTAATGTTTGATGATGATAAGTATCAAAGTAAAATAGTAAGTGATGATGTTTCACCATTAGATATTGAGGCAAGTGTACAAGAATCCCAATTCAAGGCACCGGGTATTGGAGAATCTGCATTTTCTAATCTAGTTAGCGGATTGAATGCTATACCAGAATTTGCATTTAATACAGAAAGTGCTGTATTAGGAATAAAAAGACAAGATCCATATAAAGATATTATGCAGAATTTTAATTCCGCAATGGAATCACAAACTCTTGGCTGGTCTCAAAAAACTGCTGGGTTTATTGGAAATGTTGTTGGGATGTCTTTAAATCCAGTAAATTTATTGGCTGGCGGAGCAGTAGGAGAAGCAGTAGGCGTTGGAATATCTGCTTTATCAGACGTATTACCAGAAGCAGTTAGTGCATTTGGGCAAACCACAACAGCATCACTTCTCGGCGAAGAAGCAGCAAAAAGAATGCCTGAGTTTTTACCTAAAACATTAGGTGAAGTTGGCTCAAATCTAGCAAAGACATTTGCTGAAGCATCTGCCGTATCTGTTCCGCAAGCATTCAATGAAAACTTCAATGATAAAACAGGTAAGTTTGATATTATTGGAGGCGCTGAGCAGACGCTTAAGTATGGTGCATTAGGACTAGGGCTTCATGCTCTAGGAATGACTGCCGGGGCAATTTATGGAAAGATTGGAGGATTCAAGGCATCTGGTAAAATGCCAAAGCTTGGTGATGCTTCAAAAGATAATCTTAATGAAATTGATTCCGCTTTTCAAAAAGGAAAGATCA